TGATATATTTCCAGATTTGCTTGCACTTACACAGCAGTTAGCGGCAGTTTCGAATTCGAATTCAAGTCTAACATCGTGATATTGTAAAGCAATTAATGGTAATGCTAATCCATCGTTTCTGCAGCAGAAGAATTGTAATGGAACGTATAAAGTTCTAGATTTTGATGCATCACCCCATTCAGCGTGATGAGCATTAATACAATCACCGTAGAATGCTTCTTGACCAGCTGTTTTTGTTAATTGACTCCAGATATGCATCCATCTTCCATAATGTTTATCAATTTTAGTTCCACCAATTTGTAATTCAACTGAATTAATTAAAGCATATCCAAGATCATCAACATATTCAAATGCTTCTGCATCTTTATAAGTTGTGACAATTGCAGTTGCAACGGTTAATGTAGCGGAGTCAGCAGGTGATCCAGTACCATCATGAAATTTACCGGATGATACAGTTCCATTAATTGGGTCAGTAACATCCATTGCTAATGCTGCAACTTTAGCGACAGTATTATTACCAACAGTTGTTACTACATAATAACCATTATAATTAGTAACACCTTGAATTCTTATAACACCTCCTACAGGTGCATTTGCTGCAGATAAAGCAGTACTACCAGCAGCTAAAGTAATAGTAATTTCACCATAACCGCTATTTGCACATGTAATAGATGCTGTATTTCCAGCATTAGTACTTGATGCAGTTCCTAAAGCATAAACAGCAGTAGTTGTTGCGCTAGTGTGCACTTTAGCGAAATTATCAGTTGATTTTATATCAGTTTTTAACCACATTTTAGTGACTAAATCACCATTTCTTGTGATTGGTACAGTGGCTTTGCCACCGAATGCAGGTGTACCATTGAAAGTTTGTTCAATAGCTTCACATGCGAAGTTGGTGTGTCTTCTGTAGACAACTTTGAAAAAAGTAATTTGAGGATTACCAGTAAGGTAAACGTCTTGAGCTCCATAGGCTACGAGTTGCATTAAACCTCCACCCATATTTTATATATAATTATTGTATATAAAAATTTAGTCAAAAAGTATTAATACTATATATTTTTTGATTAATTAAATAAGATGTAAAGTAATAAATTTAGTTACTGTAAGCAACACCACCCATACCACTCATAATTCTTAATACGTTATAGTTGACACCATATACATATAATTGAGTACCAGCAGCAGCAGTAGTAACATTTAATGTAGCATTATCAATTCTTGAGAAGTTGCATGTTCCAGATGGTTGATGTTCTTCTGGGTTAAGTGCAAATGAGTATACATTGATACCTGCAGCAGGTGTTCTAGAGTGATGTGTATGTGGTTGTACATAGTTGAAGAATTTACCAGTTTCTTGAGCAAATCTGTCATGACCGTTTAATTGAAGTAAAGCATTTGATACTGGGTTAGCTGATGAACCATTTGAGAAATCAAAGTGGCTTATATTAGCAGCATATTTTTCAGCAGCCCAGACTAATTCTTTAACTGGATGATTGAAATTTAATCTAATTTTGTTTGATCCAGATGCAACGACAGTTTCAACACCAGTGAATTGTAATTGTTCAATTAAGTATTCGTGAGAAGCTTGTGCGAATCTTTTTCTTTCTTCACTATCTAAGTAAATGTAGTTTACTAATAAAGTGGTGTTAGACATTGATACGTTACCACCTTTAGATCCAACGGTACCATCAGCTTCTAAATTTACAACAGTGTTTTGTCCTGTTTGGAATTCAAATTCTAGTCTGACATCGTGATATTGTAAAGCAATTAATGGTAAAGCTAAACCATCATTTCTGCAGCAGAAAAATTGTAATGGAACGTATAATTCATGAGAAGGAGCTGCTCCTGCAGCTGTTTCACAAGCAATCATTTCAGTATGTGATTTGTCATGATCACCATTTCTAGTTAATTGACTCCATACATGCATCCATCTTCCGTAATGTTTATCAATTTTAGTTCCACCAATTTGTAATTCAACACTGTTGATTAATGAATAACCAAGATCAGTTCCCCATTCGAATGTTTCATATTCGTCATTTGCTGATTTGTCAAATACTGATATTTTATGTGTTGCAGCATCTGATGTTTCTGCTCCAGTAACAGTCATACCAGGTGCATGGCATACATATACACCATCTGCAGTTCCGGCATTAAAAGCTGTTGTAACAGCTTGGACTGCGAAAGATCCATTGTAACCAGCTTGAGTAAATCCTTCTAATTTAATGATATCTCCAGCAGCAACTGTTAAAGTAAAATCACCTGCTGCAAATCCTTGTAATACAGTAACAGTAATTCTATTTGCAGCAGTTCCTTCAACTTTAATTGTTTTACCATTAGCATGTGCAAGTGCATTAACTGTAGGAGTACCTTCAATAATATATTGGTAAGCAGTATCTGATTTAGATGCTTTTACTAATGTATCTGATGTTTTGACTGTAGTTTTTAACCACATTTTAGTAACTAAATCACCATTTCTTGTGATTGGGACAGTTGCTCTGCCACCTAATGCAGGTGTACCATTGAAAGTTTGTTCAATAGCTTCACATGCGAAGTTGGTGTGTCTTCTGTAGACAACTTTGAAAAAAGTAATTTGAGGATTACCAGTAAGGTAAACGTCTTGAGCTCCATAGGCTACGAGTTGCATTAAACCTCCACCCATATTTTATATATATTTATTGTATAAAAAAAATTTAATCAAAAAGTATAAATACTATATATTTTTTGATTAATTAAGTAAGTTGTAAGATAATAAATTTAGTTACTGTAAGCAACACCACCCATACCACTCATAATTCTTAATACGTTATAGTTGACACCATATACATATAATTGAGTACCAGCAGTAGCAGTTGTAACATTTAATGTAGCATTATCAATTCTTGAGAAGTTACATGTTCCAGATGGTTGATGTTCTTCTGGGTTAAGAGCAAATGAGTATACATTGATACCTGCAGCAGGTGTTCTAGAGTGATGAGTATTTGGTTGTACATAGTTGAAGAATTTACCAGTTTCTTGAGCAAATCTGTCATGACCATTTAATTGAAGTAAAGCATTTGATACTGGGTTAGCACCATTAGCTTGTGTGTTGTTATTTGTGAAGTTAAAGTTTTGAGTATTAGCTGATTGTTTTTCAATAGCCCAAACTAATTCTTTAACTGGATGATTGAAATTTAATCTAATTTTGTTTGATCCAGATGCAACGACAGTTTCAACACCAGTGAATTGTAATTGTTCAATTAAGTATTCGTGAGAAGCTTGTGCGAATCTTTTTCTTTCTTCAGAATCTAAGTAGATGTAGTTAACAAGTAAAGTAGTATTTGACATTGCAGTAATACCTGCGACATTGGCAGCAGCTTCAAATTCGAATTCAAGTCTTACATCATGGTATTGTAAAGCAATTAATGGTAAAGCTAAACCATCATTTCTGCAGCAGAAGAATTGTAATGGAACATATAATTCTGGAGTAGCAGTTTTAACATTAACCATTTGATCATGAGCATTTTTTTGATCTGCATTTCTAGTTAATTGAGACCAGATGTGCATCCATCTTCCGTAATGTTTATCAATTTTTGTTCCACCAATTTGTAATTCAACAGATTTAATAATATTATATCCAACATCATCATTTGTTGCAGTTCCGGTTAATTTAGTTTTTAACCACATTTTAGTGACTAAATCACCATTTCTTGTGATTGGGACAGTTGCTCTGCCACCTAATGCAGGTGTACCATTGAAAGTTTGTTCAATAGCTTCACATGCGAAGTTAGTGTGTCTTCTGTAGACAACTTTGAAAAAAGTAATTTGAGGATTACCTGTAAGGTAAACGTCTTGAGCACCATAGGCTACGAGTTGCATTAAACCTCCACCCATATTTTATATATATTTACTGTATAAAAAAAATTTATGAAAAAAATAAAATTCTATATAATTTTAAATAAAATATAAGTAAATATTAAAATTCTATATATATTTTTAATATTTAATAAGTTATTTTTTAAATGATAAGTAATTTAGTTACTGTAAGCAACACCACCCATACCACTCATAATTCTTAATACATTATAGTTTACACCATATACGTAAACATTTCCATTAGCGGTTTTTGTTGTGATATTTAATGTAGCATTATCGATTCTTGAGAAATTGCATGTTCCAGATGGTTGATGTTCTTCTGGGTTAAGTGCAAAAGAGTATACACATACATTACTACTTGGTGATCTTGTGTGATGCATATTAGTTTGGACAGCGTTGAAGAATTTTTGGCTTTGTGTTGAGAAACGATCATGTCCGTTTAATTGTAATAAAGCATCAGCTATTTCCGCGTTAGTTCCTAGTTCAGCGTTAGCTACTTGGTGGACCCAGACTAATTCTTTAACTGGGTGGTTAAAGTTAAGTCTGAATTTGTTTGATCCAGCAGTAGCTGATGCAGTTTCAACACCAGTGAATTGTAATTGTTCAATTAAGTATTCGTGAGAAGCTTGTGCGAATCTTTTTCTTTCTTCACTATCTAAGTAGATGTAGTTAACAAGTAAAGTTGTGTTGCTCATTGTAAGTGCTTTATCATTTATATCGGTTGCAGCATTAAATTCAAATTCAAGTCTGACATCGTGGTATTGTAAAGCAATTAATGGTAAAGCTAATCCATCGTTTCTGCAGCAGAAGAATTGTAAAGGTACAAATAGTTCTAAACTGGACCCATTAGCAATTTGTCCATCGTTTGTTCCAACTAAGTTGTTATGGTTAGTATTTTGGTCAGCTGGTCTTGTTAAATCACTCCATAAGTGCATCCAGTGTCCGTAATGTTTGTCGATTTTAGTTCCACCGATTTGTAATTCAACAGATTTGATCATGGCGTAACCAGGATCATTTTTTAATGTAGCAACAGCACCACTTGCATTTTTTAATGTTGTGTGTAACCACATTTTAGTGACTAAGTCACCGTTTCTAGTGATTGGTACAGTGGCTTTTCCACTGAATGCAGGTGTACCATTGAAAGTTTGTTCAATAGCTTCACATGCGAAGTTGGTATGTCTTCTGTAGACAACTTTGAAAAAAGTAATTTGAGGATTACCAGTAAGGTAAACGTCTTGAGCACCATAGGCTACGAGTTGCATTAAACCTCCACCCATATTTTATATATAT